TGCCGTCCGATGCCGCGCCGAAGTAGAACGGCTCGTTCTGGAAATTGCCGTTGCCTTGATCGGTGGTGGTCGCAGCGTTGGTCTGGACGTTGTTGACGGCGAGCGTGCATGTGTCTGTCGAGACGCGGCCGATGCCCATCACAACATTGGTGGATGGCGCTGGGAAGCTCGGCGCGTTGTTGATCGTCGCCGCCGATCCCGAACCCTTCGACTGGAAGCCGTATCCAGCGCCAGAACTGTACGGCGGCCCCAACAAGCGAACGCCAGGTTCGCTGCCTGCGTTCGATCCGCCAAGCTCGCTGTCCGTCCAGATAGACGTATCGCTTGCCTTCACGATGCAAGAAATGACCGTGAGCGTATCCGTGGTAGAGGTGTCGATAGATGCAGTGGCGAGGAATTGCCCGTCCGCATGGGCGCAGCCAGTGCCGTCCCACGTCGGCCTGGCCGTTCCCGCTGCGGTCGCGTGCTTCGCGTTGTTGGTAAGGTCAGTGACCGAACCGAGACGCTGGCTCGCAGTCGTGACGAGATTGGTTCGCGCCGCTTCCTGGTAGTTCGTGCCCACAGAATCAGCCGAGGCATCCCATGCCCAGCCGCCCAGCAGGTTCAGGCGCGCGATGACTTGTTCCGTCAGTGTTCCACCCCCACCCCCCACGCCAGGGTCGGCATTCTGATACTTGCGCGCAACCGCGCAGAGTACCGAGCGCCACACAGGTCGCCACATGCGAGCCATCTGTCAGGTGTCCGAGAACGAGCCGACAGCGGTGCCGGCGCTACCGACCGCGCGGCGAATCGTGTACGCCGTGCATGGGCCGAGGACGTTCTCGACGGGCAGCATGAGCGAAAGCTGGATCAGCTTGATCGGAGCGCCTGGCGTCTTGTAGTAGAGGTCGAAGAATGCGTCAGCCGGGAGATCGCCGGACGCGACAAAGATGCCGATGTTCGCGCTTGCGCCGGAGGCTATCACGACATCGGAGGATTGCGTGCCGGCCGTAGTGCCGACGGGGGTGATCGTGGTCTGTGCCATCGTAGTCGCCTCGAAAGCGACGGGGCTAGTTTCCCAGCCCCGTCAGGTGGTGGATCAGCCGGCCGGGTTCTCGCCGTTCTTCACCGCCGAGCCCTTGATCGGGCCGGCACCGGGCGGACGCTTGTCGGTCGGCTTTGCCTTCGGTTCCGGCACCTTCTCCGGCTCCGCGAACCACGTCGCATCCTTCAGGCGCGGGTCGTTGAAATCGACCATGAAACGCGCGCCGGCCGGCTGGTAGTGCAGGCCATCGTGACCAGCTTCGAGCGCGACAACCTCGCGGATGTCTGGCTTGACCGGTTCGTTCTTCTTGTCGTCAGACATGACTCAGCCCTCCGTTACTGGACAGTGAAGCCGGACTTGTAGATGCGGTTCGCATCCACTGCCTCGTAAGTGCCGAACGCATCGAACGCGCCAGCGGTAAGCGGGCCTGACGCCACGGTGTAGCGCACGCCAAGGTAGCGGCGATACGGGAAGGACGGCAGGCGCACGCGCACCAGGTTGGTGCCGGCCGTGGCGAAGGCCGCGAACGCGAGCGTGCCGGTGGTGTGCACCACCTGCGCATTCGTGGTCAGGCCGGCGTCGTCTGCTGTTTCGATCGTGACCACGAGGGTCGCGTCGCTGCCGGAGTCGGTCACGAGGGTCTGCGTGTTGACGACGACCCAGAAGTCCGTGCCGAGGCCCACGTCGATGCGGGTATTCGGCGAGAACTCGGCCGTGCTGCCGCCCTCGGCGCTGGTGAATAGGTCGTAGACGTTCGTCGAGATTGCGGTCGCCGTGACGGCCTGCGCATCCGAGAACTCGATTTGCTTGTCGAGATACATGGTCGTGTTCCTTGTGTGAGGAGGTGCCGCGCTCAGGTGAGCGCGGTCTCGGTTTCGAGGATGCGATCGACGGTGCAGATGCAGGTGCCGAGACAGGTCAGGTCGCCTTGCGTGAAACCCGCATCGACCGTGCCGTATTGCTGGAACCCGGACTGGATCGAGAGGACGTTCTGCGACTTGTCGAGCGCGCCGACGGCGAGCATTTCCTTCACGGTGCGGCTCGCGTAGAACACCGCCTTGCCCATGCCGCGGAATGGGATGCGGGCCAGCGCCTTGACCATCAGGCGCGGGAGCCAGGTCGCCGCGGTGTTGGCCTGCGTTCCGCTCTGCGCGAGCATGTCGGTCATCGAGATGTTCGCGATGCGCACGACATAGCGCCAGTCTTTGACGTGGAGGCCGCACTTCCACTCCCAGCGATCCATATAGGCGCGGTAGCGATTGCCCGCCGGGTCGAACGCGTCGCCGAGGCCGAGGTCTTCGTGCTGCAGGCCAGCGGTCGAACCCTTCGGATAGATGCCGTGGATCGTGTTCTTTCCCCACACGACCAGCCAAACCGAGGTGCAGTTGCCAGAGCCTCCGGCCGAGATCACGTTCTTGGCGATCTCGGAGGTGCTGGTGTTGATCGTGTTGTAGCGCACGGCCAGGCCGTTGAACTGCTCTGGGTTGATCGAGGCGTCGCCGTAGATGAGCGCCTGCGCCATGCTCTGATTGATGCCTTCGACCACTGCCGTCGCTTCATCGAGGCGGAAGTCGGAGGTGTTGCCGTTCAGCTCGGCGACGGCCTTGTCCACTTCGCTGCGATCTTCGAGCAGTCCAACCGAATCCTCGACGGTCGCGCGCAGCGACTTGGATGGCGGGACGCCCTGGTACATCTTGCGCCAGATCGGCGTTGGCAGACCGGTGCGGATCGCGCCGCGATGGCCGGTGGCGAGATTGCCCTCGACCCACGGCATGTCGGTCAGGATTTCGTTGGTTTGCGACAGCAGTTCCGCGACCTGGGCAATCTTGCCCTCGGGATCGGTTGCCTTCGCGATATCCAGCAGCGTGACAGCGCCGGACTTGAGCGGGAGGGTAGCCATGACGTGTTACCTCGTGGTTATGTTTGGCTTGTGGGATGGTCGAACAGTTTCGCGGCTGGGGAAACCTTCGCGCCCGAGGCAGAGCCAGGAGCGAGCGTCTTGTCCTCCTGCAACGCAAGCCCGACGCGATGACAGAACCGGAGCATCTCGGGGTGATTCCCGAGGCCGGTCTCGTTCAGCAGGGTGGTCAGTTCGGGCGATCCGAACGCCTTCAACCCGGTGATGGCGGTGCCCACGTTCTCGATGAACTTGGCCCCCCCGATCTCCGCGTCGTTGCGCGCGTCCTCGCCCCACTTTGCAACCTGGTCAGCGAATGCCTTGCCGCTTTCCGCCTGCATTTCGGCGTAAACGCTCACGAGTTTCTGAGCCTGGGTCTGATCCAGTTTCAGTTCTTGCGCGATCGGCGTGAACTTGCCGAGCGCGGCCTCGTCGAGCGTGATGCCTTCGGGCAGGTTGAACGCGGTGTATTCAATGGGCTTGCCGTCGGCATTGGTATCGGCCACCTTGTCGGAAGCCTTCCCATCACCCTCGACCTTGCCATCCCCTGCGGCCGCGTCTTGCGTTGTGGTGCCTTCGCCCTGTTTCCCCTCGGTCGTGAGCAGCGTATTGCCGCCTGCGCCCGTGGTGTCGACAGTCTGCGTGTCACCCGTTGTCGCTTCGGTGTTCCCCTGCGCGACTTCGTTCTCACCAGCCATGTCACTATACCTCGTCATTGTGGGTTGTGGGTTGCTCTTTGCGCAAGCGGTCAGCCTCGCGGGCCTCGCGCTCCATTTCCTGATACTGCTCGAAGCAGTGGGCATGCACGTCGCCGAACAGGTTCAGACCGATCAAGCGCTTGCCGGCGTGCAGGTGAATCTCGGCGCTTGGTGTCCAGCCAAGCTGGAAGGTACCGCACTCGCCAAGCAAGCGCCACACGAAGCGGCGGCCAGCGGGCGAGGACATGACATCCACAAGGTCGGCGATGCGCTCGCGGTCGGCTTCGATCTGCTCGGGTGTGCGTGGGGTGGTCATGCCGGCATCGCCCCCGCCACATTCCCGGCAATCTTCGACATGACCGACTCGTCAGGCGCAGGAGTACCAGCCAGCTTCGTGGCCGCGCCGGCCACGTCGGCCATCGGTTTCGCCATCGCCGCCATCTGCTCCATCTGCGCGCGCTGGGCCTCGCCCTCGCGCTTGGCCGCAACGTCGTCGTCAGAACGGATGATGCGCGGAGACACGCCAAGCATGTCGCCGGTCTCGTCAATGATCTGATCGAAGTCGATCTTGTCCATCGACGATGGGTTGACCGAGAACACCTGGCCGGCGCGCGCGAGGAAGTTGTCGAGGCCAGAGAGCGCGACTTGCTTCTGCGCCTGGGCAAGAACCGAGATGTATTCGGTCTTGAGCGTCTGCCCCTGCAGCGGCTCCGGCGCTGTGGCGATCAAGCCCTTGCGCAGCATGATGCCGAACATGCGGTCGATCAGGCGGTTCAGGAACTCGCTGTTCAAGCGTTCCAGCACCGGCCCGAGCATGAGCAGTTTTTCCTCGTGGCGCTCGTCGATCTCGCGCGCGGTGATCTGCCTGCGGTCGGAGTTGGCGAGCATGAGGAACAGGTCGGCGTACATGAAGCGATTCACGCGGTCGCGCAATTCCTGCTCGTCCTGCAGCAGCGGGCCAAGGACTGTCGCGTTCGGTTCGTGCGCAGGCGTGATGCCAGGCCTCGGGCCTGCGTTCTGCGAGTAATAGTTGACCCCGCCGGGGATCGAGGCCACTCCCGCGTTGCGCATCTCGACCGGCACATTCAGCGGCGGGTCGACCATCTTGTCGATCGCCAGCGCTTTGCGGCGCTCCTGAATCTGCAACGCCTTGGCGTCGCCGAGCGCGTTCATGGCCGGCGAGGTGCCGTAGGAGTCGCCGCCAAGCACAGACCAGCGTGCGGCGAGGATCGGGTTCTCGCGATAGCCTTTCTCGCGCAAGATCAGGTCGGTGCGTGCCGCCTTCTCGTAGTAGATCGACCGATAAGGCATGCCGCGCTTGTCGGCCTTGGTCTTGTCCTGATCCTCGTTCGGCTCGATCGCGTGGACAATCTCGATCCAGGCCTCTAGGTTTCCGGACTGGTATTGATTCTGCACGGCAGTCGAGCAGTTCTCGAACTTGAACTCTTGCACCACCTGCCGCACGGTCATCTTGAATTCGCGATACAGCGTGTCGACGCGGCCCTTTGAGTCGAGCCCGAAGTAGTACTCGCCAGCGGTTAGTGTGCGGAACACAACGACGTTATCGCCATCCTCGTCGGCCAACATGACGGCCGAGCCGAACGTGCCAATCTCGTCGTAGAACGCATGCGCGGACTCGTAGAAATTCGAGCGTGCCAGCACGTCAAGCATGTCGCGGTCGATGTCGGAGAGCCAGGTCTTAACGTCCTGCTGTTCGCGCAGCACCGGGTCAGCGATCGTGTTGCGGAACCATGGGCGAGCCGGCGAGGTGATGCCCGCCATCATGCCGGCGCTCAGGGTCTCTCGCGCACTGATCGGCGTGCCGTCGATGATCTTGGTGTGGCGCTTGTCGCCCTTGTTGTATTGGTCTGACGTGCCTCCGAGCGTCAGGCGGCCACGGCGCGGCATGAAGAACTCGGCAAGCTCGCGCCAATGCGAAATCCAGCCATTTCCGTCGCGCTCGTTGCGCAGTTGCGCAAGGCGGCGCTCGCACCGCTTGCGGCGCGACTCGGTTGGCATAGTGATTGCACCGTCGGCCATGTTCATTTCATCCCAGCAACGTCGAGCCGTTCGAGTAGCCCTTGCGGGAGGTGATCGGCTTCTCGCCCGTACCCGAGCCGCCGAGGTACGTCGGCGCAGCCATCGCGGCGTTGTAGTCGGCCCACGACTTCTCATAGTCGGCCTGTTCCTGGTGCCCCTTGCGCATCGCGCCCGTCGGATCGCCAACGGCTGTTTTCGTGATGCCAGCCGGGTCGGCCCATTTGTATCGGTATGTCAGGCCGAGCGGGTCTGCGATTTGCGATGCGCTGCACATGGTCAGGCAATCTCGTCGAAGGTCAGGCGGTGGCCGTTGATCCGCATGCCGTATTTCAGGGCTAGGATCGCGCGGCAGAACGAATACAGCGGCGTGCGGCGGAGCATGTCGCGCGTGATGATCTGCACTACGGGCTCGCTCGACTGATCTTCACCGTCATGGTCGTCGTTGCTGGTGGACAGGTCGAACACAGTCAGGCTCCGTAGATCGCGGGACGGATGGCGAGGAACAGGGCGCGGCGGGCCATTTTCATGATCCGAGTAAAGTCTTGCTCTGCCCCGTCGCCGGAGCCACGGAGCCGGCCAGCATCGTCGATGCACGACCACCACGGCCAGCGGCGCGGCGGCGCTCACGGTCGCGTGCGTCGATGATCTGCTGATCGACCTGCGGCGCTTGCGGCGGAGGAGGAGGGTTCACGGCCGGCGGCGGCTTCGGTTTGCTGGTGCACATGTCGGTTCACGTCCGAGCCTAGATGCGCGCAGCGTGTCACCAGCGCGTGAATTCCGCAACGTCTTGACAGGATTCAGCCGCTCGACGCCAGCCAGCGGGCTTGCGAGTCGTAGTCTGCGCATGACTGGTTCCGGCTCCTGCCGTCGTTGAACCCTGGGATGGTCTCCGCCTTGCGGATCACCGGATAGGCGAACGTGAGCGCCAGCGCATCGGCCAGGTCAGGCGAGCGACCGAGCCGTTTCTTGATCTCCTCCTTCGGCTCGACGATCAACTTGTCGCCCCTGAACGAGTATTGCGGCGTGGTCAGTTCGGCGATCAGTTCGGGAATGCGCGGGATCGAGCCGCCATTCTTGATCCACTCGGCCATGAGGAAAATCATCTCGGAGCGTTTGTTGAAATACCTGGCATCGCTCGCCTTGCCGGCGAAGTGAATGCCGATAGGCCCATGCCCGAGGTTCTGCAGTTGGTCGATCCAGCCGCCACCGAATCCGCCGGTGTTGTCGATGAACTCGGCGTCGGTGTCCCAATCCGTGATCTTGCGAGCCACCGCGCCCGCGCCCTCGATGGTCATCACCTTGCGCATTACGATCGGCGCAAACGCGGCGACGCCTTGCCGAGGGAAGATCACCGACTTGTCATCGCCCTCGCGCGCAACGTCGACGCCCAGGATGCGCGCCGCGTGCTCGTAGTCGCTCGGCGTATAGTGCCGATTCATGGCTGCCTCGACGTCCTCGATACCCAGCAGCGAGCGGAAGCCGGCAGGCGGGAACAGGCCGAGGATCGTCGCCATCACCCACGGATCATCTCGCCCGTTCTCGTCGATCATCTCGCGCGCATGCTCGATCGACACGCGCGGCGTGCGCCTTGGGTCGTCCGGGTCTGCGGTGATCGTGATGACGTTCCACGAGGCAGCACCACGCACGCAGGACTCGTAGAGCAGGCCGTCGATCGCGGTTGGGTTGCCAGCCTGCACGATCGCGGCGTCGGTCGGGTTGCCGGTGAAAATCTGCTGCGCGGTCTTGCCGATCGCGATGGGCATCTCGCCCGTCTCGTCGAGCAGGATGAACGGGTACTGCGAGTGCAGGCCGGATAGTGCGCGGCCGATCGCCTCCGCGTTCGCATCCTTCGCGAACGAGCGAGCGGACAGGAACCAAGTCTCGGGATGGTCGTTCGCGTAAATCTTCTCGGCCGTCCAGGTGAACGCAGACGAGAGGAACTTCGAGCGCGATTGCCACTTCGACAACTCAGCCCATAGATTGTCTTTCAGATTCGAGGCCGTGATCGACAGCGCAGCGCCCTTGGGATGCTCGCCCTTCGACGCGAAGCACGCGAGCCGGTGCCAGCCAATCCACGCCAGCGCAGCCGACTTCCCTGGCCCTGTGCAGGCCTTCATGCACAGCTTGCGCGCCGGGTTCGGATCGCCGCCGAGAACAGCGAGCGCGTCAAGCTGCCACGTATCAGGCTCGACCCCGAAACACTCGCGCACGAACGCCACCGGGTCATGACGCCAGCGGCGGATGGTGTCCTGGGCTTTCGCGACCTCGGCGCTGCTCACTCAGGCGTCGACTCAGCCGCGCCAGTGACCAGGCTTTCGAGCGTCATCTTGCCCGTATGCTCGTGCTGCGTGCGGTCGCCGTACTTTTTCGGCTTGAGCTTCGAGGCGACCCAGCGCCGGGTATCGACCTGCAGCTTGCGGTGGCCGAGCATGTCCTCGACCTTGCGCTCGACGATCCTGAACTCCTCGACATCGGGTAGCTCGGGATCATCCGGGTTCGGCATCTTGACCATCTCGAACTTCTCGGTCACGCCTTCGAGCGGCGTGTCGGCGATGTCCAGCATCTCCTCGACCAGCGCATCAGCGGCCTCGTCCTTCGCGCGCGCATATTGCTGCTGGAACTCTGGCGACAGTCTCAGCCATCCCATGACCACCGTCATCGAAGGCATACCCTCGTCGCGGCAAACCGAGCGCAGAGAGCGGCCCAGGGCAAGCTCTGCACACAGGGCGTCGCCGTGGGTCTCGATCGAGTAGGTGGGTGGGCGGCCGATGGCGGTCATGCAATCATCCTAGCCACCGGCTGCAGCTGGCGCAACATCTTGACAGAATCACGAGACCCGGATGCAGCACGGGCCACCGTCGATCTTGCGGATCACGAACCTCTCTTGACGAGTGGGTAGGGGCTGGGTGGGCCTCGTCCCGTTCGTTTTCCATAGGCGCGCGAGTGCGTATGCGCCCGCGCGTAACGGTGGAATGGGAAATCCCCCACCCAGACCCTACCCGTCCTGTAAGTTGTTGATTTATAACGGCCATTCGCTATCGAGATTTTCCGTATGGTTTGCGTTGCTGCCTCGGCCCTTCCTGATCTTGACGCCCCGCACGAACGCGATGCCCTTGGTCATGCCGGCCTCGAAACCCCTTGACTCCATCGCCGCGATCCACCGCTTTTGCGGCAACACATACTCACCCGCATCCTCGGCCCAGCCCTTGAACGACTTGTAAAGCTCGCTGCGCCTGGTGCCGGCAGACTTGTCAGACAGATCGCACGCCTCCTCGATCCAGATGCCGAGAACGTCCTGCTGCTCCATGTAGTCTGCCGTAGCCGCGATCACGCTGGCGGGTGCCTGCAGACCGCCACGCTGCCACGCAAGGCAGCCCTCTACGGCCCATTGCAGGATGCCCCCGGCCTCGGCCCGCAGTTTCGCCGGCAGGTCGGCGTCGCGCTGCTCAGGAGGAATCGTGACCATGAACGGGATCATGTGGAGCCGGCGCTTGATCGCCTCGTCGACGTTGCGCAACCCCGGCTTGTGATTCCCGGTCATCACCAATTTGAATTGAGGCACGTACTCGAAGTCGTCTTGCCGCATGAACCGGGCCGTCACCGGGTCGCCGCCGGTCAGCGCCTTGATTTTAGCCTCGGCCCACCGCTTGCCCTCCTCGGTTTCCTGCGCCGTGACCAGTCGCGCGCCCATGAGCCGGGCGAGTTCGGTCGTATGGGCCTCGTGCTTGCGCTCCGTGAACATCTCGGCCGGCGCTGCTTTCGCGTAGTCGCCCATGATCCATTGCAACGTATTCAAAAACGTCCCCTTGCCGTTGCCGCCGGTTCCGTAGACGAAGAACATCGCGTGGTCGCGGGTCTCGCCGGTCAACGCATAGCCGGCCATGCGCTGCAGGAAGCCGATCAGTTCGGCGTCGCCGGCTGTGGCCGCGTGCAGGAACTTGTGCCAAGTCGGGCAGGTGCCCCCGGCCGCGACGTGCGTGATCTTGGTCATGTACGCCGTGCGGTCGCCAGCGCGCAGCGAGCCGGTTCGCAGGTCGATCACCCCGGCCGGCGTGTTCAGGAGCCAAGGATCGGCATCCCACTGCGCAATGGTGGCGGCGTGGCGGCGGTCGGCTTTGGCGAGTCGTTCGATTGAGGCGACGGTGTTGGCTTGTCCGTATTTGCTGGCGACTGTCTGCTGCTGGCGAGGGGTCAACTCTTGGTCGCCGCGCACGTAGGACGCCACCGACCGGCAGACCTTGCGGCTCAGGTCGAACACTTCGAGCGTGTCCTCGTGGTGCCACCGCTGGTCGCGCCACCGCATCCAGCGGCTCCACGGCGCGACATACCGAAGGTCGTCGCTGAATAGCTGCGAGAACCGCAGCGCTACGTTGTCCTCCGAATACATCTCGGGGAGCCCGTCCTCCTCGGGGTCGGCGGCGGTGTCTAGGCTGGCGTCGATCTTGACGGGCGGCGGCGCGTGTATCTCGGCGATCGTGGCGCGGGCAAGCTCGGCGACCGAGACCAGTTCGGCGACAGGCTCGACTGGCCCCGGACTATTGACAGGCTCGCCATCGGGTTCTGGCCCGGCCGGCGGCACCCATGCGAATACGCGAGGCCGCACCCACTCAATCACCCGCCCCCGATCCCAGCCATCGGCGACCGCATCGGCGATGTCCCAGCCCTTCGGTTGCCCGGCAGGGTCGACGACCCGCACCTCGGCAGCATGCCCGTGGAGCGCCTGCGCGAGCGTTTGG